AGAATGGATATAATCCTCATAGTGTGATTCATAGTATTTCATTGTTCTCTATGTTATAGATTATAGAGAACAATAGTTTTCTTTTTATACGCATTTATTTAATTATTATATCTGGATGCGTTTTTTATGTATCTTTGAAAATAAATTACCCATATAAACTTCACCTGCTGTGGTTCCTATAATACCTAATGAAATTATAAATAAAAAGATTGATGGTATTGCATTTATTATATTTTGTAACGTTGTCACATTTAATACATTAGTCATTAAATTATAAAAATTAATTTCATTTAACGTATCATAATGAATCATAAATATTAATAATAAAAATAAAATAAAACTTATATCCACCGTAAATAATATTTTATAATCATTCATATACTTTCTGTACTGTGATGGTAATCTTTTACTACCTACTTCTTCGATGTTATACCCTACATTCAAATTTTTAAACATTACTAACATAAAAATCAATGAAATCAACTTAAGTATAGATCCTGTTAAAATACTTAGTATCATTAACATTGGAATAAACATTACTTTGCTAGTATCATATTTCAATATAGTTTGTATTATAAATAAAATGAAAAATGCCTGAAATATAGTCAATACATAAAAACTTACTATTTCCGTATTTATTCGAAAAAGAAATACCAAAGAAATTATATATAATGCTATAAATGTAAATATTGTCAAATGGTTGAAATAAAACTGGGAAGCCATATTATAATACGTTGATATTTTATTTTCACTTTATTTTATACGTGGTTATCAACCAATCTATCAATTCTTTTGGATCACAAGATAAAGCTATTCCTGGAAACTTCTTGATATTATAAAACTCTGGCTTCGTCATCTTGGCTGTTTTATAATACACATATGAACCGAATTTACCTCGCCTTATGCTACATTCGTCATTCAACTCTCTTAATATATTTATATCCTTTTTTTTATCTTTTCCTAAGATCTCGAGAACATCTTCAAATGTGATTTGGTGTAAAGGCTTTTCGATTTTTTTTATACTTTCTTTATTCTCACCCCATTCCACATATGGCCCGAATTTTCCATTCTTTATATACATCTCCTTTTCTTCATACATACCTAAATAATCATTTTTTATTTCATATAATTCATCCAATTCATATCCCCCGCCTTTTAATTTTTCTAAATCGATTTTCATATCCTTTTTCACTGGTTTATATTCAAATGTTCCATCCCCGTTCTTCGTACGTATATATTGTCCAAAACGTTCAAAGACAAACTCGTGCTTATCATCTATTGCATATACCTGTTTTTCTAATTTTGCTATCGGTTTCGATAATTCCCTGATTTCTGTTAAACAATCCTTACATATTTTCGACCATTCCTTTTGCTCACCAGATGATATTATATCTAATTCGTCCTCCATGGTTTTCGTATAATCATAAGAGAACATCTTCGAAAAATGTTGTACTAAAAATTCAATCGTTAATATACCCAGTGGTTGTATTACCAATTTATTATTTTCATTTCCAAACACTTTTTCTCTTTCTAACGATAGTATGGTATTTTCCGCTAATTTATATTCACTACATTTTATCACATCACCTTCTAAATCCGTGCGTTTCACGTAACCACGATCTTGGATGGTATCCACAATCGTTGCAAACGTAGATGGTCTTCCGATACCTAATTCTTCTAATGTATTTATTAAACTAGCCTCCGTATAATGCTGATGTTTATTACGTACCACTATAGTACTTTCTATTTTGTTATATGTCGTGGGTTTCCCAGTAGTTTCTAATGTTTTCAAATATAATAATATACCAGATGGACTATTTTGATTTTCTGTGTCAATCACTTTTTCGGTTACTTTTTTCCAGCCTAAAAACAATGGTATTTCTATGAGGTGTTCATATTTCTTATCCAATGGTGCATCTATGGTTATCATCGTGTTCTTATATTTCGCATCCGACATACAACTTTCTAAGGTATTTGTCCATATCAATTTATATAACGAATTCATTCGACCATTCTTATCATTTATATTTCGAACATCAATGTTGGTGGGTCGTATGGCCTCGTGGGGATTATTTATATCTTTATTTTCGAGAACATCCATATTTCCAATATATTCCGCTTTTTCCCATTCATCGAGTATATATTTCTTTGTTTTATCTAAAAATTCTTTCGAATACTTCTGACTATCTGTTCTCATATAAGTAATATAACCACCTTGATATAGGCTTTGACATAAACTCATTGTTTCTTTGGGTGAAATATGGAGAACATTACTAGCAACCTGTAATAATCTAGATGTATTCAATGGCTTGGGTGCCGATTTTTTACTTTCTTTCGGAGAACCGATGTTTATCATATGATTATGTTTTTTTGATTTTTCTAAAAAATCGAGAACCTGTGATGATTCCGAGAATTCATAATTCAATTCAAAATTTATATTTCGAGAACTAAAATTACCCACTGTTTTATATTTGGTTTCTATTTCGCTTTTTTTCTCCTTTTCATTATCATATACTAAGCGTAATGCAGGGGTTTGACATCGACCCGCTGATAATGAATTCGTTTTATTATGATATAAATACTTCCATAAAAATGGCGAAATCTTATATCCAACAATAATATCGAGAACCTGACGTGCTTTTTGTGCTTCTACCAAATGCATATTGATTACCGTAGGATTTCTCACTGCTTCACATATCGCATCCTTGGTTATTTCGTGAAATAATATTCGTTTGGTAGTTTCTACAGGTAAATCAAATACTTTACATATATGCCAAGCGATAGCTTCGCCTTCACGGTCATCATCAGATGCCAATATTATATTTGATTTCGAGAACTTGGAAATTATGGATTGCATAAAAGTGACGTGACTTTGTTTTTCTTCAATAATCGAGAACATTGGTTCAAATGTTTTTTTGGTATCTATGGATTTTAATCCATCGATGGTTCTTATATGACCTTTCGATGCTATACACGCGTACTCACTTCCTAGAAATCCTTCTATTTTTTTACATTTCGATGGTGATTCGACGATTATTAAATATTTGGCATTGGTATTGAATGTTATGTCTTCTGCCTTCTTTATTTTATAGAACTTTTTGGGAGGCATCGAGAACCTGATAAAATATTATTTATAATAAATAAAATTTTATGTTTATTTGGTTTTTGTTTTATTATCTTTCATATCTCACGTGCTATACAAGGCATACATCTAAGAATATCGCTAATAACATCGGAAATTGCCACGTGCTAAATAAACAGTTTTGTGCTTTATTTAAAAATAAGGTGTCTATGAATATGTAAAAGCTTAATAATAATGTAATTAATAAAGATAACTTAAAAATTGAACATAATGTTATCTTAGGCATTAATTATAAACTATAATCAGATAATATACATAATGAAACAAATAAAAATACTCATCAGCGACCGTAACTATAATTCGTGGGAATTTTTATGTAACGATACCAATGCCGTATTATCACTCGATGAATATCCTGAATTAAAGCTGATTCATCCGATTGAACGCAAACTATTCAGCCGTGACACGTTTATCATTACCAATATAGATGGTCCAACCATTGAAATCACTAAATCTTACATCAAATCTTGTCAATCTATCTCTGGTGTATTACAATTAGAAAATAATAAAACGTTTGGGAGAACCGCTAATAAAAAACGGCTTTTGTATAAATGTATTCCTGACGATAAACATTTACCAGTCTTTCTAATTCCGTATGAAGTAAAATTAGGGTTCTCGAAAGTTCAGAAAAATAAATATATTGTATTTAATTTTCACCACTGGAATGATAAACATCCGCACGGTATTATTCACGAAACTATAGGAGACGTGGATTCATTAGAAGCCTTTTATGAATATCAACTATATTGCAAAAGTTTACATATTTCACTGACCGATTTTACAAATAAAACTCGAGAACAACTCAATAAAAAAACGAGCGATGATTATGTCCAACAAATATTTAAACATTCGAATTTCGTTATAGAAGACCGTAGAACAGAGCATATTTTTACAATTGATCCACCAAATAGTACGGACTTTGATGATGGTTATAGCATAAAAATGCTTGATAATGGTTCCACCAAAATAAGTATTTATATCGCAAATGTATATTTTTGGTTAGAAACTTTATCGTTATGGAATTCATTGAGCAAACGTGTGGCTACTATATATTTACCCGATAGACGGCGACCTATGCTTCCAACTATATTATCTGATACATTATGTAGCTTACAAGAAGGGAAACAACGATTTGCTATGGTAATGGATATAGTATTTGATGAAAATGGCGATTATAACGAAGCCGATATTGAATATAAAAATGTTCTTGTGAATGTTAACAAAAATTATCTATATGAAGAACCAAAATTAGCAAAAGATAAAGCATACCAAATGTTATATAATGTTACTAAAAAATTGGATTCTTCTATTGAAGATAGTCACGATGTAGTTGCTTATTGGATGGTTTTTATGAATACCCAAACGGGTTCGAAGATGGTAAAGGCAAATATTGGCATTTATCGCTCGGTAAATTATATAAATTCGAATTTAAGAAATGATATCCATTCAGATTTAGATGGTGATACTTGTCGAGTAATACAAATGTGGAACAATTCGATAGGCCAGTATGTTGCTATAGATAATGATAATGTTGGTGATGTAAATATAAATCACGGTGTAATGAAAACCAAATCTTATGTTCATATTACTAGTCCAATACGTAGATTAGTTGATTTGTTAAATCAAATGCAATTGTTTAAACATTTCAATATGGTTCGATTTATGAGTACGGAATCTATTGAATTTATGCATAAATGGATAAGTGAATTAGATTATTTAAATAGCTCTATGCGGTCAATACGTAAAATTCAAACGGATTGTGCATTATTAGACCGTTGCTTTAATAATCCAGAGATTATGAATGAAACATATACGGGTGTGGTGTTTGATAAATTACTTCGTAGTGATGGAACTATTTGTTATATGGTATATCTACAAGAATTAAAATTATTATCACGCTTAAGTAGCACACAAATTGATATAGATAATTATACAAAAAGACAATTCAAAATATATTTATTCGAAGATGAAGATAAAACCAAGAAAAAAATTAGATTACATATGGTTTAATCCCAATTATTTATCTGTAACGTTTTTGAAATTATATTATGAAATCCTAATTAAAATTGTTTTTTATTCTTAATTCATTTTGTAACTTTAAATTTTTTATTGGATGAAATAAATAATCGGGTCTAATATCATCATACCTCCAATATAAATAATTTGTTATTTTGTCGGTTGTTTTAAAGTCGGTATTATATACAATTGAAGAGAGTTCTACTGGATTAACTATTAATAAATTATTATGTAATGATATAGTTGGATATAATATTTCATCTATTATTAGCGTTTTATGCATAATAGCAAAACTATCAATACATTTTAAAAAATTCTTAGATACTCTTATTGCACATGTCATTCCTTTCAACCACGGAAATTTAAAATAATCTTGTAACTTAAAACATTTAAATGCCCACGATTCATAGAATTTAAAATCGTTATTATATTGAACAAATGGAAATTTTGCGTTAATATTATTAAAATTGTTAATATTTTTAATATCATTATCTACAATGTAATAAGAATTTGACATATAATCACCTTCTGGGTATTTTTCATCAATGTCACTTATAGTTTTTGTTGTCGGAATAAAGACGTCTTCTTCGATAAACCATATGTGCTTATAATTTGTATTAACTACTCTATTAAAATAATAAAATGCTTTATCTCTTGAAGATACTTGCTTCAAAAGATTATTATTAGAATTAAAATAACCAGCATTTTTTACTTCGAGTGTATCTAGTTTTATTATTTTAATAACATCTTTATCATATTCGGGTAATATATAACAATTATCATTAATTGAAACAAAAATATCATAATTATCATTTTTTAATTTTAAAGCGAAATCAAATATTTCTTTTGGCGGCCTAAAACAAAAAAAAACTATTGCGTTCATAATATATATATATAAATATATATATTATGATTATTACAATAATTTCGGGTGGTTCGGGTAGTGTAAATATACAAAAGGGATTATACGAAATATGTCCAGGTTTATCTATAAATTTATTAATTAATGGGTATGATGACGGTAAGTCAACAGGTGTATTACGAAAATTATTCAAAGATACGCTCGGAATATCCGATTTTAGAAAAAACCAACTATTAGAATATAGATTTTTATATGGAGATAATAATATTTATAAGCTATTAAATATTAGAGTTACTACAGATGAACCCTACAAATATATAATGAATTTAATAATTAATACAAATTTTGATAATAACAATGGATTAAAGGAATTTTTATTAGATAATACTAAATATTTTTTTGAAACAGAGCAATCAAAACAAATATTTTACAAAGACTTTAGTTATATGAATATTATTTATTGTTCTTTATTGGATAAAAACAATAATGATATAGAAGTTGTATGTAATATAATTAAAAACAAATTAGGTTTAAAAAATAATATTTATGTTAATTCTAACGAAAGTTTAACACTAAAAGGCATTACAAAAAATGGTAATATATTATTAGATGAGGCAAGCATTGTAGATTTTGATGATGAAAATGATAAAATAGTTGATGTTTTTTTTGATAAAGATTATCCAGAATTGAAAAAAAATACAGAAGATTTATTAGTAAACTCTGATATAATTATATTTTCTTGTGGAACGCAATTTAGTAGTTTAATACCAACATATAAAACATTATTGTTTAAAGAAACTATAAATAAATCAAAGGCATATAAAATTCTTGTTTTGAATTGTGAATATGACAATGATATTTATAACTACACAGGCGATGAATTGCTTGATAAAATAAATGAATACTTACCATTAAACGATGTGCAAATTATTATTTCGAATGAAATGAATAAAAAATTAATTCCAACTAATAAAAAATATAGCTATATCAATATTCCATTATTGATTCAAAATAAACAACATAATGGAAAACTTATTTGGAAATATATATTTCATAACTATTTCAATATCTATTATAATGATTTTTATATATTTGATTACGATTATACATTATATGATAAGGATTTAATAGAACTTTCAAATGAAAATATTAATATGTTAGAAAAAATAAAAAACAAAATAATTATTACTAATAATTGCTTTTCGAATTTAACACTTCTCAATAATGTAGATGTATATAGTAATTTTGGAAATATATATAATAATGATAAATACATAGATGAAGATTTTATTTTGAATGAGAAAAATATAAACGATTTAAACGAAATTATTAGTAAATTAAATATAAATCAAAAATATTTAATTACCAATAGAAAAAATATGTCGATAACGCTAAAACCTATTGAAAACCGTAATGAATTAATAAATATAATCAAACCTTATTTGTTTTATACAAATTTTGAAGTAGTAGAAACAGGTAAAACAACTATTGAATTCATAAAAAAAGGGTTATCAAAAAGAAATATTTTTTATAAAGAAAATTTCTTAGATGATAATTATATAACATATATAAGCGATAAAAATGATATAAACCACTCGTCAAACGATAAAATTAAATTTTTAGAGGTTAAAAACATTTACACCACAAATTTATTTTTAAAATCAATTATATTAAATGAAAAATATGATTTTTGCATAATTGTAGGAGGTATAAATAAAAGAATGAATATAGATTATCCGAAATGTTTATTAGAAGTAGATAATGAAATAGTTTTAACGAAAATAATTAACAATATAATGCCTTTTGCTAATAATATATTTATTTGTGGCAACAACTATTATAAAAACAGTTTTATAGAATTTGAAAAATCAATAAAAAATAATAATAAAATAAAAATTTTATATTTTAACTCCGTTGACGAATTGCAAACTTATCCAAAAGGAAATGGCGAAACTATTTTTCAATTATTAAATAATATATCTTATTTAACAGATAAAATATTTATTATGTGGGGAGATATAATAATATCTGATAACAAAATATTGGAAGAAATGTATAATAAACAATACAATAATGATTTTTTAATTCCTGTAAAATATGAAAAAAATCCTTATGCATATTTGATTATTGATAATAAAAATAATGTAAAAAATATAGAATACAAAAAAAATATAGATATTGAATATGGTTATCACGACCAATGCATTTTTTTATGTGATAAAAATAAAATAAAAGAAAGGTTAGACATGCTTATAATAGAAGAATACGAAGAATTTAATTTTTTAGATATAATACAACATTTAGATAATGTATCTTATTATGAAACAAATTATCCTTTAAAAAGTTTTAACACAATAAATGAATTGTAAATATTATTTTCCGCGTTTGTTCAATATAGATGTAAATTATATTGTAAAAACGTTATGATAAATGGAATAAATTAAGAAAATGTATAAAAATATATAATTATTATATATTTTATGATAATATAGATAGGAATGTATAAACATATTATTGGTCTTGCAATGATTGATATATGTAGGCCTTATTTTCGAAAACATTTATTACAAACTCTGAATCCGAGAGAATATTTATTTTTGAATACTTTTTTATCAATTCTTTACTTATGTTCTATTTTTGTTATATTTTTATAAATCAAAAAACGGTTATTGATAATGCTTTGATACAATATAAAAAATTATCGATACCGCAAATATGTACTATTACTATATCTAGTGCTTCAACCGTAGTAGCGACCATTATATTATTAGATTTTGATAAGAAATATAATACACCCGCTATCAATAATATTATCACCAAGACATCCTCCATTCTTCTAGTATTTTTTATTGGTTATTTTATTTTTCGTGAAACATATTCGACGAAACAAATTATTGGAATTATAACGATGGTAACTGGAATTACTATAATGATTTATTAATGTGATAAATTATACTATTTAGGTAACATACACGATAAATTAGTGATAGATATATCGGAATTTTTCATAGGGTATCTA